ACGCTTCAATGGCCTTGTTAATGTCTCCGGTTTCTGCGTATCCAGCCGCCAACACGCCCATAGCTGCATCTCTGGCTCGCTGCGGGTCTGACAAATACTCATCCACCTGAGATTTAACGGCTGGGTCAGCATATGCAGCAGCCGCGTTAGCATACTTTTTACCTTCGCCAATTTGAGCGGTAATTTCTCGGACTATTGGCTGATATGACTCATATCCGCGCCCAAAATCCAAAAGGGTTGTGGGCCTTACCTGATATGCAGAAAGCTCCCCAACGCCACCAACCTCAGCCATTTGCTCTGAGCTAACCGGAGCGCCAAAGTAGTTTTGACCCCCTGCCGCACCAGACTCCACCCTAGCCATTGCATCCAATATGTCATTGAGGTCTATGTCGCCTTCATCAAATTGACTGAAATAGCGACCTTCTTGAGCCTTAATTACTGGGCCGCCTTCATTAAAAGGAACGGCTTGAAATCTATTTAACTGAGAGGTTGGGACCGCCATGTTGGATATGGTTGGTCGCGGGCCACCCTTGCCGCCCCGCCTCTGCTGATCTCTGTACGGCATGGGGTCAAGCAGGTCGCGTAGGCCGACTGTGCGGCGAGGGATTCGGCCCATAAATGGAGGGCGCTGCATCGGGCCATCACCAAGATCAACGCCGAAGCGGTCAGAGGCCATGGACTCCACCTCGTCCAAGAATGGCTCTACAGTATCGCTAGACACTTTCTGGGAAAGCTCCTGACCAAACTGAGCCAGCCCACCAGAACGCATGGCTTGAGCCATGTTAGACCCGACGGCATTTTGTGCCATGGTACTTTTTGGTGCCATGGCCTCAGACATGCCAGCAATACCGCTATTCGGAACGCCAGCAGCTGATACAGCCTCTTGTGCGACTGTCTGCTGTTGTGCTGCTTCGCGCTTGGCAAAGTCATCGCGCATGCGCTTTCGACGCTGAATCTCGCTGAGAACAAGAAACTGCGGAGCGGTGCCGGATGGCATCTGCATCTCGCGGATCAGTTGCTGTTCGGAAAAATCCTTGAGCTGATCTTGTACGTCGATAATGTTCATATTACAGCCCCTGAATGCCCTTATACAGGCCTAGTGCAGAAATACCCGTGCCGAGAAGCTGCTGCACAGGGTTATACGATTGAAGTTTTGTAGTCTCTGTCGAGGGCTGCACAGGCACACCTCTAAGAATGGATGACAGGAACTGTAGCTGTTCGCGGGGATAATCCCGCTGACGAACAAAATCTTCATAGGCAATATCCAGTCCAGCTTGATCTTCACGCTGAATGTCACGGCCCACCTTCTCAAGAAGGGCCGCCGCCTCGACATCACCCTCACGGGCCAGCTTGCCGAGTGCCGCAAGGTTGCTGGCTTGGCTACCCGCCATTTCGGCGGCACCAAGACCTAAGCGTTCTGCGGACTCTCTGGCGGCCCTGTCTCTCTCAAACTGTTGCTGTGCCTGCTCAAATGCCTGCTGCTGCCCCGAAGCCTGTATTTCTGCCAGCTGCCTGCCCAGTGCTTCCTGAGCCATTCCCTCTTGCACGGCAGCCCTGCTGCCCCCAAAAGCCCCGGCCTGCACTGCTTGTGCAGCCCTGCCTGCGCCTTGACGTTGCGCGTCGAGAATAGCTCTTTCTTTTTGGACATCTACCACCTGTTGCATGTAAGGAGACATATACTGCTGTGCTGCTGCGCTATCAAACTGACCAGCCTGATAGCCCATGCCCTGTAGTGCGCGGCCAAGACCAGCAGTCGTCGCGGCCTGAGCTTCGGGTATGCCCGCGATGCCCCTGCCAGCGATGTCTCTGATCTGCTGCTGCGCGCCTGTAACGTCTTCACCAGCACGAGCGAAGCGACTGCCCTGATAAGGCTCATACTCGCGCTTCGACTCTGACTCTGTGCGCTCAAGAAGGCGCTCAAAGTAAGGTCGCACATACTTTGGTAGATTTGATTGAATAACCGTTTGATCGGTTGGTTGCGGTGCGCCACCTTTACCCATTATCTAGCTCCATTCTGTAGGCTATGTACTCAGGCTCCCAACCATACTTGCCTAAGTATCTGCCCCACGCCTTCCTGCCGTAACCCTCTACGTGCTGGCAATCAGACTCCTTAGCATACTCCTCAATCGTGCTGAGGACCAACGGCAGCCACTCTGCCATTCTGGTGCCGCCGACCCAATCCAATGCCACGGCCCTTCTGCCGGGGTATTGTATGATACGGGTCGTAATAGCGGCGACTACATCCTTCTTGTCTAACACCAGCCAAAGCCCCAGTAGGCCGCTGTCGATGTCCCTATAAATGTCATCGATGTGGAACTTCCCCCCAGAAGTGCCCACCGACTTATTCAGAACCTTTACCACGTCTCCCCAGACGATACCCAGAGCATCTCTGGGCACTGCTGTAAAAATCATGCCGGAAGCATCATCCCCTGTGGTACCTGTTCTGGCTGCTTGGTCATGCCCGTTCTCATCTCACGGACACGGTCCATCATTTCATAAAGACTCTTCGCGCCCGCGTCAGACGATCCGTTGCCAAGGCCACTAACCACGTCCGCAGGAACGATAAACTCACCATCGGAAAGTACAACGTCTTGCTCCCCTTCCAAAGTTGCTGGGATCATATCGTCCATGCCGTCACCGGCACCATTCACCATGCCCTCATCGACCATGGCGTTTTGGTCAAACTCGCCACTTTGAACGCGCTCGGCCAAATCTCTCAGAGCCTGTTCCCCATATTTATTAAGGAACTGACCCAAAATCATCTTTGCCTCTTCTGGGGTCTCCGTGTTGGCGTCCGCAGACTTGATAATTGTGACGACCTTAGAGATAAGCTCTTTGTCGTTCATCATAAGCTGCTCATTCATGCCCTTGCGAAGAACCTCCTGAATACGCTGACTGCGGGGATCAAGATCTGCTATGCCGCCCTCCTGCATTGGCTCAAAGAACTTAAACTCAGGATCGATGCCGGGGCGATAGTCTGGCCCCGGAGTCAGCATCCGTCGCTTGGCGGCCTCTGCCCCTGGAAGGTCTGGGTAGTCGTCCTTATTGAAATCCATTTTAGGCGGCTTTGTTGCCTCCATGAGAGCGGGAACGCCGACAGCGCCAATAGTAAACGGATTTTTAAGTGCGCCCGCAGCCCCAGAGAGGCCCGATGTAGCTGCATCTGTTGCTGCCTGTGCGCCAGTTATTGCTGTATTAGCGGACACAGGGCCAGCTGATGTGATCATGTTTTGGCCGAGGCTTGACGATGCGACGTTGCCAGCAGAGCCAAGAAGTTCCGCTTGAGGTAGAGCATCTGCTGGGTTTGCGGTGCCGCCAAATGCACCCCCTAGTGCCTTGCCGCCAAAATACGACAAAAGGCCTGTGCCGACCGCAGTGCCAAGGTCGTCACCTTGAAGGAGGCTGCCAAGACCAGAACCCAATGCGCCAGCTAAAAATGGGGTTGCCGCCATCCCCGCGCCAAGCATTCCAGCCCCAGCGAGGCCAGATCCAGCCAATCCAAGTATAAGCGGTAGGGCCATGTTTTACTCCTTAGAGTGCTTCGTATTCTGTACGAGCATCGAATGATGGGCAGGCCTTCTCGGAGAAGTCTCTGTGCCCAAAGATTTGCGCGTCTGGATGGCGATCAAGGATTCCCTTGAGGAGTGTCTCCAGAGCATCCTTCTGGGGTCCGGTGCGTGTGTCTTTAGGATCTCCATTAGCGTCAGAACCACCAACGTAGCAAACCCCGATGCTGTCAGAGTTATGCCCACGACAATGAGCGCCGGAAGTCGCCTCATCGCGACCAGCATGAACCGAGCCGTCCAGTTCAACCACCCAATGATAACCAATATCACTCCACCCACGCTCTTGCGTGTGCCAGCGTTTGATCTCCTCGGTCTTCACGTCGCGGCCTTCTGGGGTATCGGCGCAGTGAACAATAACTTTCTTAATCTCCCGCATATCCTTCACCGTATCGTTCAATCAGATTATCCATAGGTATCCAGCTTCTTTCGTCTATTTTACCATCTTTGATGTAGATGTCGTAGACCCCATAGCTCCAACCAGTCATTGTATGTTTAGCATACTCTTCAACATGCCCGGACGGTAGACTTGTCCCAAGATTGATCATTGTCAGGAACTGGTTCCCCATCTTCGGGAATGTCTTGTCTACTCTTTTGTGTGTATGACCATACACAACGTCATGCAAGGAGTCTCTGGCTATCTGGTTCTCAGAGTACATGCCGCCATACGCCTTACCCATGACATTCAGCGGTGCGTGAGTGAACCCAACATCGCCGATAAAATAAAACTCCCCGTAAGGGGAGTGCGTCCATCCATAGTCTTCTAACGTGGCGAACATCAGCTGATCCAAAAGCTCAACCACTTCAGGGTTTCGGTTCGTATAAGACCATATGCGGTCTTCGTGGTTGCCTAGCGTGACATGCTTTGGCGCGTCATGCCCATCCAGCCCTTTATGAAACGCCCTTATTGCCTGCTGGAAACTAGCCATATCCTGCTTGAATGATGGCTTCTCCTTGCCCTTGGGGGTGTCATTGCGATCAAACCTATTCAGAGAGTCGCATGTGGCGAAGTCTCCTATCTGTATGATCTGATCTACCTGATTCTCCTTTGCGTATCTGCCCATGGCGAAGAATCTGGTCTTGTCGGGCATGCTAGGGCCATCGTGACAGTCGCCGATGGCGAGAACCCTTTTGGTGTCGTTGGGCCTAGCCCCTCTCTGCTGTAGCCTGAACACCGGCTTCAGAACAACCTTGACCTCATCCTTCGGCTTGGCTTCGGGCTGGTTCTGGAACTCAATCTCGGCCTGATCATTGATGTAGCCAAGCTCCCGGCACCGCCTCACCCTAGAAGTGAATGTGGTATATGGAACCCCGGCCGCACCGGCTGCTTTTTTTACGGACTTGTTGTACTCGTAGAAAAGTCGAGCGGTTTCGCTCAACAACTCTTTGCTTATTGATGGTGTTGGAACCACACTATCCCCCAACAGTTGCGATGAGGAATTGTACCATAAATACGGCTACTTAGTAATTCCCTTGACCTTCTCTACAGTCCTAAGTCCGCCAAGGCCGAGCATGCCAAGAAGTACAGTCATCAAGCTGTCCATGTCAAAGGTGGGAAGCTCTGGAATCTCCACCCCTGCATATGTACACACAAACATGGTCATCGGTGCCAGCACAAAGTGCCATGCCATGGCAAAGCTAAAGCACCAACCAAGAAACGGACGCCAGCCAGCGACAAAAACAGACCTGTGCTGCGCCTCTGCTTTGTTGACCTCCACCTGTGCCATAGCCGCATCGTGAGCGTGCTTCTCTGCCATGGTGGCGATCTCGTGCGCCAGCTTTGCCTTCTGGTCTTTGTCTTCGATAAACTTATCAAGCAGGCCCGCAACCGGACCAATCAAAGCCTGTAGCATTACTCAGTCTCCTCTATGAGCATACATGCCAGTTCTTTATTGACTGGCATCCTCTCCTCCCAGTGTATGTGCGTAGCGGCAACGTGGCATTCTGCCATCGTGCTATGTTCGCTCTGCACCTCAACGCTGTAACCGCCGTCAAACAGCAGCATCACAAGAACCCATTTCACTTAGATTTTTTGCTTTCTTGGCCCATCCAGATTCCGAATATGCCGGTCATCACGCCCATAATTACGGACACAAAGGCGCTCTGCTGCATTGTCGGGTCTTCTAAGTGCATGAACCACTCTGCACAACGCCACGACATGGCAATACTACAAATCATAGTAAGCCTCGCAACGATATTATAGGCGATTAGGTTCTTAATAAAGCTCATTTGTACTAGGATACAATTTTGACGGTGCCGGAATCATTGTACAGCGCGCCGGACTCAAGGCCCGTGGCGCTTGTGGGAAGCTCTGTCAGGGTTATTTTTGTGCCCCGCATTTCTCCGGGGTTACGTTCTTGCTCAATGAAAATCTCAAGGGCGCGAAGCAAGTCCTGCATATATACCTGAGAGTATTCTTTGGTAGGCTCCGGCAGTCTAGGCGGCGCTATTTGGTTCGATGACACTAGCGCCTCCCGTCTGGCTTCATATCAACCCTTGGGCTGCCCAGCTTCCATTTCGCGCCAAGAGCTTCTGACTCTACCCTCATCGCAAATGAACGACCCCTGCTTCTAAGGTGAAGCTGATCCGTGAATGTCTCAACAGGGGACGCCTGTGTGCGGGTAGCCGTGCCGGACGCTGTATTACCGAAGTCTGTGCCGGGGAAGTTCCTAGACTTGACCGTAAACGTAGCTTGAGGGCTACTCAGTTCCGTTGAGCCAACAAAGGTAAGGTCAGGTATCACTCGCCTGATGTAAGTAAAGTGATCTCCATCCCCGATATCCATTGCAGCAGATTCGATAAAGGAGTTCATGGCGGTGCCGTCGTCGTCATACCCGAACTCGTGGTTATAGAGATACGAGGAAGAGGCCGCTATTGGGAAAGATCTAGTGCCCCTGTCAATCCACGCTGTTCTTGCAAGGTCTCCAAAATACCAGATCGAATCAGCGTAGTTGTATACGACGTACTTGTCGTTGTCAGTGCTGTCAGCTGACGGGTAGAACCAAAACACCTCAGAGAACTCAGAGTTGACGCCCGCCATAACCTTATCAGACTGCTCAAGATTAAAGTCCAAGAAGACCTTGTCTTTTACAGAGCATGGAAGCTGTTGTGTTTGACCGGCGTATGTGTAGAAGTTGTCGATGCCCATCCAGTACACAACGTCTTCCGTCGCAACGGCAGAGTTAGGACCCATGATAGTAATGTTGGATGCAAGCTGCTGAAGGCCGAATGTAAAGGGTGGGCCGATGAAGCGCATTGAGTTTAGCGCCGTGTCGGTCCACACGAGAATCTCTCGTTTCGTTTCGACAGCCTGAACAAACGTAGAGCCTGCGCCCAGTTTCAAGTCGCCAGCAGTATTTGTGCTGCTAGGGAACCAATCTATAGGGTCTTCTTGTGATGAAAACCGTATAAGGAGAGGATCTTGCGTTCCATCGCCTTGTGTTGCGCTGGAGTTCGCGCCCAAACCATCGCAGCCAAACGCAATCACATGCCTGTCTTGATCAGAAACCAGAACTTGTTTTGCTATTTGTGGAACGCTGGTTTTTGTTCCTGATTTCGTAGAAAGCTCTATAGCTCTCGTTGATGTGTTATTTGTCTTATCCCAATAATAAAGATTTGAGTCACGAGGGTTTATCAGCAGGTCTTCGCCGAAGTTGTCATGTGACCAAAGCCGTATCTGGGTGGTTGTTGTAAGGCCATTGGGTTCGGCATCCCCCCAACCGCCACGGCCATATGTGCCCGCGCCCCAACCAGTTCCCCCAACAACTGTGTCTAGGCCTACGTTTATTTGATATTCAGCGGTGACAGATGACCCCCCACCACTTGCCACCGTGGATGTGGCGGCGCTAGACACAACAATTTCATAGTTATCAGCATCAACAACGCGAATGATTCTATGTTCTGCGTTTAATGTATCAGCGGCAACACCGCCCACTGCCGCCGCGCTGGCAAACGTGACAAAGTCGTTTTCAACAGCCCCATGCCCAGTGTCGTTGACGCCTACGGTGGTTGACCCGTTGGTAGTGGAAAATGGGTTGGCGTCGATAGTTGCAGCAGCCGTGCGAATCGGAGTGATGTCGTTAAAAGCCCCGCCTTCTTCAATGTAATATTTAAGATGTGTGCCTATGCCCATATAATCAGAGCCATCAAGAGCAATCCAGTTGTGCAGTGCCCTTGCAGATCCCTGATATGTATTGGAGCTATACTTTTCCCAGCCGCCAATTTTTTCTGGATACCCAAAGCGGAAGCGAATCTTATCGCAGTCTCTCCATCCGCCCTCATTGGAATAGGATGTAATTTCCCTGTTTATGCCGGGTCTAAATTGTATTTTTTGTAACGGCATATCACGTCTCTATTAGTTTTTTGGTGGCCCCCGACGTGATAGCGGCGATAGCCTGACTAACCTTGTTGGCCTCTACCATCTCATTCCTAAACGATTCTACCGCCGCCCCCGTCTGTCTAGACTGCTGCGCGTTCTCTATAAGAAGAACCGGCAACCAAGCCATAGCGCAACCCCACTCTTCCGTAGGCTGGCCATCATTTGGATTTGTTCCTGTTATCTTCATAAACCACGAACAGTCAAACTGCTTGCACGGGTTAAAATCATTCAGTGGGCAGTTCTGCTTAACTTCCAACTTCATGCTTAATCTTTCGCAGCGATGATCACATCGACATAACTAACATCAAGATCGATGGCAGTGCCGCTGAAGGTTGAAGAGACAGCAAGTGTCCCCGCGCCGTGAGAGTGCCCCTGACCGCCACCTGTGTTTGCAATCGTAAGCGGCGAGTTAGACGCACGAGAGCCGCCCCTTGTGTCGCCAAATCCAAGAGGCGTCGGTGTGG